ACATGCTGATACCACTAGAGGTACGACCTACGCCAGTAACACCTGTCTGTCCATGAGAGAACGAAGGTAAGCCTGTAGACTCGTCTGCTAACTGCCGTGCTTTATCAAACAACTGTAGGTTCTCACCCGATACGTTAGGGTACTTGGTACCAAACAATGCTTGGCCTGGGGCACCACCTTGCCTACGGAATACTTTTCCTGGGTATAGCTGCATGTCTTGGCCAGGAACTAGGTTAGTCTCGTCTACTTCAAAGATTAAGTTACCTGATAGTACAGCGTTATCTACAGCCATACGCATGAAACCATTCATAAGAGTCTGTGTATCATCCATGTTCTCTGCAAGGCCAATGCCAAAGATAGAGTAAGGATTATGCTCATAAGGTACAGCGTAGTAAGGAGAACGTACTGGCTTGAATGGGTTAAGTACAGAGCGAATAGCACGACCATTACATGTCCAGATATTAACTTGCAATTCATCTGCAGTTTCTAATTCTTCTGGTACTTCAATATCATGGTCTTCAATGGTAGCCATATCCATAACACCCCAGTACTCTAACACTTCAAAGCGATCAACGCCTGTGTCTATCTGGTAGTCCTTTAGATCATCTTCCCAATACTTCTTAGTGTAGCTTTCACCTTGAGTGATAACAGATTCAATGACTTCTTTACGGAAGAAAGGTCGTAGCTTGAGTGCTCGTAGCTGACTACGGTTCAGCTTGTGTCGTTGTGTTGAATACCCTAAATCATTAACGGTGCCTGCATCGGGGTCAGGATACCAATCCCATACAGATACATATGATACTGTAGGAACAGTCTTGGTAGTAGGCTTGTACGTACCTTCCTTATCCCAATCAGGGTATTCTTTGTCCACTGCCATTGGGCCTTTCATGATACCAGTGCCAAACAGGGACATCTCAAATACAGAAGAACGTAGTTGCTTAGTTGCTTCAGACTCTTCTAGTTGGTCATGGATCTTCTTTTCCATACGCTTTGCTGCAATCATAGCAGGGCTATAGTTAACAGAAGTAGGAGAAGTACCAGCACCCTCTTTAACATTCTTGCCTTCTAACTTAGCTTCTAAGGAGCCTAGCTGTAGGGAAGACTCTGTAGAGCCTGCAGGTAAATCATTACCATCTCCTGCAAAGCCATAAGGGGAAGCTTCTTCTCCCTCCTCTTCATCTGCTGGGTCATAGTGTACATCTCCTGTGATACCCTCTGGTAAAACAGTAGGGTCTACAGATAAAGGGAAGCGGCCTGCACTGAATAGCACATCAGTAATCTGACCATAGGCAGCTAGTACTTTAGTCTTAGTTACCTTAATGAATACACGCGACTTCTCAGCTTCAGTGAACTTAACTGAATCATCATATACACCACGGTAGTTCTTATAGTTACGTAGCCACTGTTCTTCATACGGCCTACGAGCAGTCTCAGCTTTTGTAAAGCGTTCTTCTACTAGACTAACTAAACTACTAACGTATAGCTTCTCGTCACCTGCTTCAGTAACATCATCTAAAGCTACGGATTCACTGCTTAGTTCTTGAATTGGTTCTGCCATTTGTTACTCACAAAATGTTAATTATTAATAGCCCATCACTGGGTCTGCTAAGTACTGACTGTTAGGTCTTGCTGCTGCTGGATCATAGTCGAATATACCAAACCTAGGACGAGACATTGCTCCATACCTAAGTGCATCGTACAAGTGATCGTGTGCATAATTAGTATCTATATCCTCTGCATTCTTTTTATCCAAAGGTATAGTGGGTAATTGGGAGGTTAGGTGAGTACAGCTATTGAATATAATCATGCGAGGCTCTTGGGTAAACTCGTCTACCTGTAAGCGTCTATGTATTTCATTCTTACCTGATACTCTAGTTCCCTTTGATCTATCCGAGGGCTTCCACCTACACCCTCTAACAATCATTCTCTCTGCAATACTAGGGCCAGTGTCTCCACGTTTATGCCAGCAAGAGGAGTCTAATACTCCATACTGAACACGACCATCGTTCTTCTCTGCTTCTAGTATGAGTGTAGCTAAGTCCTCTGCTAATACCTTTGATACGTACATCTCTCTGTACACAATCAACTGGTCATTAGGGGCTACAGCACACCATACAATTGCGGAGTAAGAGCTATACCCATAATCTCCAGCACGGAACTTAGTCCAATTACTGGGTATTTCAAAAGGTTCCACAACGTGTATAGCTCGATTGAACTCAGGGAAAGCTGCACCTTCTGCAATGTCCCAATCTCCTTCAAGCAATTGCCTACGCTGCTGCTCAGGTAATGATAATAAGTTTGCTTCATAATCGCCAGTCTCAGTCAAGTAAGGGTTATCGGATAACTTAGCAGGAATAAACTTCCTACGAAATAGTGCCTGTCCTTCCTTGGAGTGTCCTGCTGGGTATTGCATTGGATTGCCAGTTTCAGAATCAGTGGCATCGAAGGCTGTCCCATAGGGTGCTGGATCAATAAACATCTTCTTTACCCAAGCATGACCACGCCCTCCTGGGTTAGTTGATGCTCTCATGTAAATAGGTAAGTCTGTTGCTGTACTACGTAAACGGGATCTTAGGTAATCCCATGCATATGAGGTACTCCATTGAGTTAACTCGTCAAAGCCAACCCAAGAGAATGATAAACCTTGGTAACGAGATACGTCATCGTCTTTGTCTAGGTAGGAGAACCAGAGTCTACCACCTGATGGTGCAGTCCATGTCATCTTACGCTCTGACCACTTAATGCCAGGAATAATCTTAGGGTATAACTCTTGAGACTTCCAGATTAACTCTCGTAGTTCCTCTGTAGTATGTCGTAGTATCAGTCCTGAGAACTGTGGGTGGGTAATGTAGCGTAGTGGGTCAGCTAACATTGCGTAAGACTTACCACCACCAGCACTACCACCGTATAATACTTCTCTCTCACCTGCAGCTAGGAAATCTGTCTGTGGGCCTATGTTAGGTTGGAAGATTACATTCTGTTCAGCTACACCTACGTCATGTATCTCGTCTAACAGTACTACATCTGCGGATAACCCGTTAAGTGAATCGTCCGTCTGCGAAGTTTCTTGCACCTTTGCGGTGGACTTCGTACTTTTCCGCGATTGCCTTGGCTTTGGCGTACCTTTCGGCCCAGTAGTTTGCGCTTCTAGCTTTAGTCTTGTTCTTCCTGTCACTATCTTGTCTCTTCTTTAGACCCATGTGAGAAATACTACGACCTGATTGCGTTGTTAGCCATGCTGATACTTCACGATAGGAGTATAGCTTTAAATGCTGCTTGGCTTGCTCTAATAGGTCTAGTTCGTCTGGTATTGGTATAAGTATATCGTTGTCATCTTCACATAGAAGGTAACCAAAGGGTACTGTCCTACCTATACGAGGTATGGGAATCCATTCGTAGGAATCCATGTCTATATCAGGCAGTTCATACACACCTGCTGTGGGCATTACCCCTTCTGCTATTGCTTCCATGTTATTTACTTCCTGTAGCCCCTAGGCTACTATTTTATTGGGGAAGCAGGAACACTATAAGCCACTCATTATTATATTATTATTTAGGCGTAAGTGCTTAGTGTTCCTGCTAATCTTGTTTAGGTGGGAGTAGCATAATACCACCCGTAGTTTTAACTTCCACCTTCTCTGTCTTTGCAAATCCTGCTCTATCCATCATATCTTTAGCAGCATTCATCTTATCTTTAATTCCTAACTGTGTAGGATCACGCATTGCTGACACCATAGATGTTGCAGCCATAGGTGCGTTACGAGCAATGTACATCTGAGTATGATCTGCTATCTCTTCTTTCAAAGATTTAACGATTGAAGTTGTTGATGTAGTTGCAGCGTAGCCAGCTAGCTTCTTAGCTTCAGTGATAGACCCGTTAGCCTCTTCAAAGAGTACTTGTAGGAATAGTTTCTGTTGGTCTGATAGTTCTCTCATAGTATCTCTTTCTGTCTCTTTTCAAAGAGGTTAATTGCCATGTTTATCTGCTTGAATGTGTAGCGTTTACCCGTCCTTGCGTGTAGTGCTTCTCTTACGTAGTACGTAGTAGAGTGTGGAAGGTTAGCTTGCATTAGTTTGTTCTGATTCAGAAGCTTATACATTCTTTCAAGAAGCATATCATCTGTTCGTGTATCAAACACATCATTGTAATCTTTCATGCTATACAGTTATATCCATTTTGAGTTAATTGTCAAGCTTTATTTTAGTAGATAGTGTAATTAATTCAAATTACAATACATCTATAGTGTTGGCGATTTAGGATTTGGAGTGAGGAGCCTTAGGTGTTGGCGATTTGAGTAGCTCAGTTCCCCACTTAAGGTGTTTGGCAGATAAGCCATTTAGAGGAAAGTACTTTAAGTGCTTCTTCCTTTAGAAGAGTACTAGAAGAAAGGCATTTAAGTGCTTAGAGGAAAGCACCTTATATGAATACCTTAAGTGAAGCAGTTACAAAAAACTACAAGACAGTTATATCACAGTAAAATATCAAAGTCAAGCTTTATTTATTAGTATGCTGATATTAGTTAAGTAACATAGACTGTGTTTCCACCGAATATACTGTCATTCCCCTCTGTGTTACCTTAAGTGTGGTTAATGTTACATGTATGTTACCCCATGCTACGTGTATATGGCTTCTGTTTTAGTGAAAGTGGTTTACACTCCTGTTTTCACCTTCTGTGTAACTGTACATATACGATAACGTAGGGTACCCCCGTGGCCCCTGCACCCCCCACTCACTTGCTTGATCTGAACGGCTAGACTCTACGCCACAAAAACACCCTATATAGCACCTAACATGCCACATTTAAGGCAAACACGAGCCCTATTAAGCATGTATATGATAAGTGTTACATAATCAGTGCAATAGAATAAGTGCTTATTTTCAGTGTAGGTTTTTAAATGGCGTAAAGGTTCGCAAAAAGGGAATACAAATTAGGGTACCCCATATAAAATATTACACGGTCAACCCCCTATATAAAATGCTACACAATCCACCCCACTATAAGGTGATATGTAAAGCTATATATAAGGTGCATACCTATATGTAATTGCATATAAGATGCAGCACAATAGGTATCTAGTGTCCTAGCTAGTACAGTAAATTTACCGCTTTACTTGCTAAACTTATCAATATGCGACACGACCAAATCAATACGCGACAATATTAGCAATAACTGTTTGACAAGGTAGTTACACTTATAGATAGTGGCTGGGCAGGACGAATACAGCAGCACAAGGCCGGACGGCCCCCAACTAACAAAGAGAGTATATAACATGATAACAATTACTTTATTTAT